GGAGCACTACTTGAGAGCGTTGCGGATGTGGAAAAGCGGCGAGACGAGTTGTCACAGATGAACTCCCTCAAGCGACAAATGGGTGCGAGTGTGAAGAAGGCACAGGACGAGAAGACCTTCTACGAGCAGAACACCGATTGCCCTGTGTGCAAGCACTCTCTGTCGGAGGATTTCCGCAAGGAGATGATGGGCAAGAAGGAGTCCCGTGAGCGCGAATTGGATGCTGCTCTTGCCAAGATGAGCAGCATGATTACCGCTGCAAAGGCAGAGATGGACGCGAAGAGCGAGGTGCTTGCGGAGATTGAACGCAAGAAGCAGGAATCCCACCGTGCAGATTCTGCCATCACAAGCGCAAAACGCTACATTGCACAGTTGCAGGAACTGTCCGAAAAGACCCGCCGTGAGCGGGAGTCCTTGCAGACCGAACGGGATGCCATGAGCGGATTGCAGCGGGACGCAGACGGCGCAGAGGATCGCAAGCGGGAACTGGTGCACGATCTGCACACAATGGAGATTGCTTCCGTTCTCCTGAAGGACAGCGGCATCAAGCGCAAGATCATCCGCAAGTATATTCCTGCACTGAACAAGATCATCAACAAGTATCTCATCTCTATGGACTTCTTTGCCCAGTTCACGCTGAACGAGGATTTCGTGGAGATCATCAAGAGCCGCCACCGTGACGAGTTTTCCTACGAGAACTTCAGCGAGGGCGAGAAACTGCGCATTGACCTGTCGCTGCTCCTTGCGTGGCGGGACATTGCACGAATGAAGAATTGCGCAAACACCAACTTGCTTATTTTGGACGAGGTGTTTGATTCTTCACTTGACGCAGTAGGCACAGAAGAAGTGATTAAGATATTGCAGGGCATGGGCAACAGCAACAATGTTTTTGTAATATCGCATAAATCAGACCAACTGCTTGACAAGTTCCAAAACATACTTACCTTCAAGAAGTCCAACAACTTTAGCCGACTGACTTGACCATGAGAAAACTTTCAACCGAGCGCACGAACCGCATCCTTTCAGGTGGCGCGGAACCGCAGATTGATCCCTCCCTGAAGGGGGACGATTTGGATTCCGCAGTATTCAAGGCACTGTATTGGTACAGGCAGAACTTCAAGATTGCACAGTCCAAGGATTGGGTGGAGCGGTGGCTCCGATCCGTGGGGCGTGGAGCAGACGCGGACATCTGCCATCGTGCGGACAAGTATCACTTCAAGGAGGTTGCACCGTATTGTCGTATGGCAAGCCGTGGTTTGCCCATGCCGCCTGCTGCCCTGAAGGAGATTGAGGATCTGCTGGCGAGCGCACGGGCGCACAAGGCTCCTGCCGTGGCGGAAACGGTTTCGGTGCAAGACAGGATACAGGCAAAGGCAAATGTCATCCTCACAAGCCTTGAGCCTGTGCTTGATGCCACGTTGGAGGCAGTGCTTGCGAAAAGCAAGGACAACCCCCTGAAGGCGTGGCTACAGTCACAGCAACTAAACCGCCCCACCATCATGATTGTGAAAGAGCGGCTGCTGCGGACATTCCATGAACTGTCCCTAGCCTTTGACGGCAGCGACCCTGACTACGTGGAGGGGTATTCATATTTGAATCGGCGGCAATTGAAAACACTTGTCGGAATATTTGAAGAAAGCATTTCTTCACTTGATAACGCGATGGGAGTGCTGAAGGCATCGCGAAAGCCCCGCAAGCGAAAAGCAAAAAGTGCCGATGCCTTGGTGAAGCGATTAAATTACTTGAGCAGAAGTGCAGAGATGGGTGTTGACTCTGCCCGTCCCGAGAGTATCATTGGGTCACAAGGATTGATCGTGTTCAACACCAAGACAAACAAGGCAACGGTATTCGTGGCAGCAGAGCCGAAGGCAGGGCTTTCGGTGAAGGGATCCACGATCATCGGCTACGACACGGACAAGTCCTTTGAGAAGACTGTGCGCAAGCCCGAAGAGTTCGTGAAGAACGGTGGTGGTTGCCGCAAGACATTCTCATCCGCATTGCGTTATCTCAATGGGGTGAAGACAAAGGCTGCTCCACCCACAGGTCGCGTAAACACCCATTGTCTCATCCTACAGGTACAGTAATGATTCTCGTTGACAACACACAAGTGATTCTCTCTTCCATTTTCGCACACCAAAAGAACGTGGAGAGCGTTGACGAGGACATGATCCGTCACATGGTGCTGAACACGTACAGGATGTACCGTAAGAAGTTCGGCAAGGAGTACGGCGAGTTGGTGATCTGTGAGGACGGCGGCGCATCGTGGCGGCGTGAGTTCTTCCCGCTGTACAAGGCAAACCGCCGAGCGGATCGCAAGGAAAATCAGGAGCAGTGGGATCGGTTCTACTCCATCATCAACAACATTCGTGCAGAGGTAGCGGAGCATTTCCCGTATCGCTGCGTCCATGTCCCCAAGTGCGAGGCAGACGATGTGATTGCGTACTTGGTGAAGCGTTACGCGCAGAGCGAAAAGATCCTTATTCTCAGTGGGGACAAGGATTTTGGGCAACTCCACATTCACCCCAATGTGAAGCAGTATTCGCCCATCCTCAAGAAGTTCGTGGAGATTGAGAACCCAAAGGAGTTTCTGCTGGAGCATATCGTCCGTGGAGACTCGTCCGATGGGGTTCCGAACATCCTTTCCGATGACGATTGCTTCATCACCGAGGACAAGCGACAGAAGCCTGTCACGAAGAAGCGGATGGAAGAGATTTTGGGAGAATACACGCAGAACGGACGGGTTAGTGACAAGCACGCTGCGAATTGGAACAGGAACAAGGTTCTCATTGATCTGCTCCATATTCCGCAGCAATACGAGGAGCGAATTGAAGTAGAGTGGAATAAGCCGTTTACCCCTTCACGCGGCAAGATTCTGAACTACATGATAGAGAAGGGACTACGCAACCTTATAGGAGACATCCAGGACTTTTAAATGAACAACGACAGAGGCAGTTTCAACGATGGCTACGACCATCAGGACCGTGCAGCAAAGAAGGCTCGCAAGAACGTGGAGCGGAAGCACAAGAGCCGCCGCCGACACGATGCGAAGCAGGACTTGAAGCGTTTTGTGGACGATTACAATGCAGGAAAGCGAGATATTTACTATGGCGACGACGACAATGACTAAGCCCAGCACCATTACCCTCTCCAAGCGGACTCTTGACATCCTCAAGAATTTCGCAAGCATCAACGCAGGAATCATCGTGAATGCTGGCAACACCATCAACACGATGGCAACCACGAAGAACATCATGGCAGAGGCACGTGTAGACGAGACATTCCCACGGGGGTTCTCCATCTACGATCTGAACAAGTTCATCGGTTCGGTGAGTCTGTTCAAGGATCCTCAGTTCGTGCTGGAGGACAACTACATTCTCATCAAGAGCGGCAAGTCCAACATCAAGTATTGGTATTGCGATCCCAAGTTGGTGGTTTCCACGAACAAGAAGATCACGATGCCTACGACGGTGGTGAAGTTTGACCTGTCTGCGAAGGATTTTGCGGAGGTGATGAAGGCAGCGTCCGTGCTTCAGGTGGCACACCTGTGCGTGTGCTCGTCCGAGGACGGGTCGCGCATTGAATTGACCGCGAAGGACATCACGGACAGGACTTCCAATACCTTCTCCGTGGATGTGGGCGAGAATGCTTCAGGTGCGTCATTTGAGTTCATCATTGACGTTGAGAACCTGAAGATCCTGCCTGGTGACTACTCTGTTGAGATTTCAGAGCGGGTGGTTTCGCAGTTCACGAACAAGAATGAACCCATTCAATATTGGATCGCGCTGAACGCCAACTCCACCTACGAGGCAGGATAAATGCGTTTTGGTCTGATCCTGAACCAAGATGGGTGATTTGGATTGTCCAATCTCTTCCTTACGCATTTTGGACATCCAATAGAACGGAAATAGTCTTCTGCTTGTTTTATGGAATCAAATGTCATTCCTTCACAAGAGACAGGATACGAGTTTGCTCTGCTTATTTGCTTCTTCGTTTCTTCTGAAAGATGTTTGCCAAGCATTCCGTATGTGGCGTAGTCTTGTGGTTTTTTGGAAGAGTGGTATTTTTGCATACTGCTCAACCATTTTTCAGATTTTGACATATCGCCACCTTCACCGCCGTTTGTCATGTTGTATGTCGGTGACAGAAGTTTAATCCAATATTGTTCCCTTTTATTCAGGTCATCATCGGTGTTTATGTTTTCCTCAATCACGGTCAACAAAAACGCATTCTTTCCATGCTTTCGCATAGAGTTGTATAAGTGAGAAACGATACCCAACCGAGCATTTTTAAAATGACGATTGAGCCTCTTCTTTGGATCATTTTTTGTCTTACCAATGTAAGTTTCGTTGGTTATGTTATTTTTTATTTGATAGATAAACATGGTAGTTAGTTGAAAACTATCGTCCCTCCTGTAATATGTATACTATGAACATTACTACACAAACAATCGGACTTTGGACGGAGAAATACAGACCGCAAAAAGTGGCAGACTGTATTCTGCCGCAGGATACGCATGAAACGTTCATGCAGATGGTCGGGCGTGGCGAGCCGCAGAACCTCCTACTTAGCGGAGGGGCAGGCTGCGGAAAGACTTCTGTTGCGCGAGCACTGTGCAATGACTTGGGCTGCGACTACATTGTGGTCAACTGCTCCGAGGACGGCAACATTGACACGCTACGAACACGGATCCGAAACTTTGCGTCCACCGTGTCACTCACGGAGGGCGTGAAGAAGGTGGTGATATTGGACGAGTTTGACTATTCAAATGCTCAGTCCACTCAACCCGCCCTTCGCGGTTTCATTGAGGAGTTTGCGGACAACTGCCGCTTCATCCTCACGTGCAACTTCAAGAATCGCATCATTGAGCCGCTGCACTCACGATGCACGTGCATTGACTTCCGCATCCCCAACAAGCAGAAGCCGCAGATGGCAGCAAAGTTCTTGCAGCGTGCAGAGGACATCCTGAAGGCAGAGGGGATCGCTTACGAGCAGAAGGTGGTTGCGGAACTGATCACCAAGCACTTCCCTGATTTCCGCCGCACCCTGAACGAGTTGCAGCGGTATTCGGTGAACGGGAAGATTGATGTGGGCATCCTACAGAGCATGGGGGATGTGCAGATCAAGGCATTGGTGAAGGCAATGAAGGGCAAGGATTTCCCGTCTGTGCGGAAGTGGGTGGTGGACAACTTGGACAACGATCAGACCCGCATCTACCGTTCCATCTACGATTGCCTGTACGAGAACTTGGACGGCGCGTCCATCCCACAGGCAATCCTTATCCTTGCGGACTACCAATACAAGGCAGCGTTTGCGGCAGATCCGGAGATCAACCTGACCGCGTGTGTGGTCCAGTTGATGATGGAGGTAAAGTTCAAGTGACCTACGGGCTGTCTGATTATTTGAATGCCATCAACGTGAGCAAGGAACCCCTAATGGACGAGAGCGAGGGGTATGCGAAGCAGTCGTATCCTCCGTTCGTGGTGACGCGGTGCCTGTCGTATTTCCCCGACACCCTGTTCATGGTGAACGAGATGAACACCCGACCCCACACCGATTCAAAAATGCACTTTGACTTCCTACGTCACGCAGTGCGCCCACGGAAGCGGTTCTCCAAGTGGCTGAAGCGGGAGGAGGACGAGCGTGTGGGTGCGTTGGTGGAGTATTACGGCATATCGTCCCGCAAGGCACGGGAGGCATTACGAGTCTTGACCGAAGAGGAGATTGGGGAGATAGTGAAGGCTACCTTCAAGGGTGGAAAGCAGTAAATATCTAAATAGTTCCGTGTCTATTCGGTATTAACAGGAGTGACCATAGCATGGAACAAAACGAACGCTACATTGACCTTGAGGTGCATGATCTCCTTGAGGTTACACTGCAAAAACCCGATGACTTCCTGAAGGTTCGCGAAACACTTACCCGTATCGGTGTGTCTTCACGAACAGAAAAGAAACTGTGGCAATCGTGCCACATCCTGCACAAGCGCGGCAAGTATTACATTGTGCACTTCAAAGAAATGTTTGCACTAGATGATCTACCCACATCCATCAACTCCGAGGACATTGGACGGCGCAATACCGTTGCGTGTCTGCTGGAGGAGTGGGGGCTGCTGAAAGTGGTGGACAAGAACAAGGCTATTGAAAAGGTTCCCCTGAACAAAATAAAGATTCTTCCCTACAAGGAAAAGAACGAGTGGGAACTGTGCCCTAAATACCACATAGGACGGTCAAAGAAAGACATGAAACCAGAGTGACAACGGAGATTCATTATGAGCAGACTTGTGATCAAGTTCCCCACGCGGAACCGACCTGAAAAGTTCAAGACAGTGTTCACGCGATACCTCACCTTCCTTAGCGGACGGCACGATACTCAATTCGTGATCACGATGGACACCGATGATCCCACCATGAACAACGACGAGATGCGTCAGTGGTTGGATACCCGTGCGAAGAATGCCCACATCACCTACCACTACGGTGAGTCCAAGACGAAGATTGAGGCTTGCAACGCGGACTTGGAGGGCGTGGACGGCGATGTCCTGATGCTCGCGTCCGATGACATGGTGCCTGTGCAGATGGGCTACGACGAGATCGTGTTCGGATGCTTTGGGCAGGCATTCCCTGATTACGATGGTGCGATCAAGTTCTGGGACGGACTGCGCCCGAAGGAAGATATGCTCATGACTCTTACGGTGATGGGGTTTCCCCTCTACCGCAAGTTCGGCTACATCTACCACCCGTCATACAAGTCTCTGTATTGCGACAACGAGCAGACGCAGGTGTGTGCTGCCCTGAAGAAACTGGTGCGCTGCGATATGTGCATCATTCAGCACCAGTGGAGCGGCGAGCCGTGGGATGAACTCCATGCTCGCAACGAGAACCGTGAAATGTATGGAGTAGACGGTGAGAACTTCAAGTCTCGCTCTGCTCGCAAGTTTGACATGGAGGAAATGTTCAATGCCAGTGCCAGCCGATGAAATCAAGTTCAGCATTCTCATACTGTCCATTCCGTCCCGCATCAAGTCACTGACCGCTGCGGTAGAGCAGTTGCAGGCACAAGCCGATGGGACAGGACAACCGAAGTCTGTTGAGGTTCTTGTCCTCTTGGACAACCGCTCCAAGAGCATCTCAGAAAAGCGAAACGACCTGTTGGGCATTGCCCGTGGCAAGTATGTGGCATTCCTTGATGATGACGACGCGATCAGCAAGGATTACATGGAGAAGATCCTGAAGGCAATAGACGAGCATGACGGAGTGGACTGCATTACCTTCAACCAATGGTGCAGCCTGGATGGTGAGCCAATGGATGTGGAGTTTGGGGTCGGCAATCCTCACGGGCAGTTGTGGCGCGACGAGGACGGATTCCTTGGAGACATCAAGCGACCACCCTACCATATGTGCGTGTGGCGGCGTGAGATTGCGCAGAGCGAGCCATTCCGTCCCGTGTACGGCGCGAACGGGCAGTCCAGCGAGGACATTGATTGGCTACTGCGCCTGTATCCAAAGGTTCAAACGGAGCATCACATTCCCGATGCCCTACACGGATACATCTACAGTTCGCAGACCACTACCTCCCTTGTCCCACAGGACCAGCAGTGAAAGCAATCTGCTATAGTCTGTGGGGAGACAATCCCACATACACAATTGGTGCCGTAAAAAATGCAGATGGAGCAGCGATTCTGTTTCCTGATTGGACTTGCATTTTTTACTGTTTTCAATCTGTCCCACTCACCATTATTGAAGAATTGAAATCTCGTTCAAATGTACTTGTGCGGATGGTGGACAGAGAGTACAGTCCTTCTGACAGCAGGGGAATGTTTAACCGATTCCTGCCTGCTGATGAGGATGGAGTAGAGTACATGATGAGCCGAGACACCGATTCACGACTATCCGAACGAGAGCGCCTCGCTGTTGATGAGTGGCTGCGGAGTGGAGCGGATCTGCACATCATGCGCGACCATCCGTATCACGGTGTTCCCATGCTTGGGGGTATGTGGGGAGTGAAGGGTGGAAGGCTGAAGGGAATAGCCCAAGCGATGCAGGACTTCAAGCCTACGGAAAACAAGGGTCAAGATCAGGCATTCCTGTGGGGATGGATTTGGGAGAAGGCAAAGACGGGACAACTTTCCGTCTGTGCACACGATCAGTTCTTTCAGAAGGTTCCATTTCCTGTGGGTGCAAAGCGCGGAGCAGAGAACGGCGGCGTATGGTTTGTGGGGCAGTGCTTTGACGAGAACGATGTGTTCAACAGTCAGAGCGATGTTGATGTACTACTCGGGAGTAATGCAAATGTATAGATCAGAATTTCCTTATACCGATCCTTTGTTCACAAAGTTTATCAACAAGCCGATCAGAACTATTGTTGAATTAGGATGTAATAGATTTCAATACACATATGACCTTCTTGAAAAGTATAATCCAACCACTCTATATGCTTTTGAGGCTCATCCAAAATGCTATGAACACTGCATCAATTCCACAACAGACAACAGAATACAATTCGTTCCCAAAGCCGTTTGTTCCTATGATGGCACTACTAATTTCTACGGTCTTGGTTTCACGGATGATACAACTTGCTCGTCAGTATATGAGAGACAACATTTGGCTGAACTACAAGAATCAGCCATAACGGTTGAATGCACCAGACTAGACACATTCTTCAAGGGTAAATCCGACACGAAAATAGATCTACTGTGTATGGATATTCAAGGATCCGAGTTGGACGCAATGATTAGTCTAGGAACTATGATACAGGATGTTCAGTACATAATATTAGAAATGCCCAACCGAGGAATGAATGTTCATAAGAATTGTCCAAACCACGAAGATTACATTCTGTTTTTCATGAAGAATGGCTTTGATGTTTTGGGTTCTATATGGGAGAATGATTGGGAAAATAATGTGTTAGTAGGAAGAGTGCCATGAAAACTGCTATCGTGATTTCGGGAGAACCCAGAACATTCACGGATTGCTATCCATCTCTTGATGCTTGCATTTTGTCAAAAAACAAGTGTGATATTTTCTTACATCTATACGAAGACGAAAACACTTCTGATGTATTGAAAGTGCTATCGCCAAAGATATGGTTGATTGAGAAAAAAAAAGAAGTGGCATTTGATGTTCCATCCATTTGCGAGACAAACAAACCACCAGAAGTAAGTGCCTTCTCAACCATGTGTCAATGGAGAAACATTCAAAAAGCATTTGGTCTTATTGATGACTACTATGATTGCGTATTGAAAACTCGTTATGATATCAAGTACACCAATCCACTGATTCTTGAAAAATACAATATGGACTGTCTTAATGTGCCTATAGGTGGAGATTGGAGAGGTGGACTGTTTGATATGCTTGCGTTTGGTTCTTTGCGATTGATGAAAAACTATTGTTGTCTTTTTGATAGAATTCAACAATATTGCGAATCGGGAGTTCCTTGTCATTCCGAAACACTCAACAGATTCAATAACAGAAATGCTCTTATCCATCGGTTTGACTACACTGTGCTACTAAGAAGGCAATTTGATCGCGGATACATAGAAGACAGAGTGTTTACCTTGAGGTGATTCATGATTGATATTGTGACTCTTTCTTGCAATGAAGACCCGATGTATTGGGAGTTTTGGAATCCTATCTCCAAACATTGGAAACAGGAGTTTGGTATACATCCTGTTCTCTTTTACTATGGGTCTGCAAATCCATCCCTGTCAGAAGAAAACGGAACCATCGTTTATCATGATGTCATAGACGATATCCCAGACTATGTTGCTGCCACTTGGGGCAGATTTTGGGTAACAAAATTCTTCCCACAAAAAATGTGCTTGATCAGCGACATTGATATGTTTCCATTATCTCGTGGCTTTTTTTTGGAGAAATCCAATTCACAAGTTGACGTATACACGCATCTGAATGCGGACGCATATCATGTTGGCAACTTTGAGTGTTGGAAAGATGACGGTGTTACAGTTCCAGTGTGTTATCACTTGGCAACATCTGAAATGCTCAATTCTGTATATGGTTTTTCTGATACTTTTCATGATGAAATTCAAAAACTACTAAGCCGAAACTACACAGAGTACAGGAGCGGATTTGCTTCAACCTCCGAGGCTCATCTGCAAAAGGCAAGTGCTGATCATGGTGGTATGTGGGGAATTGATGAAATGTATTCTTCATCGCTGCTCCGTGAGTATTTTAGAGCAGGAGGAGTGGTAAGTGTTGGTCAACGAGTGCTTCCGCAGAACAGGTTGTGCAGATCACGAATAGGTTCTCAACTTTCTACTTTTAGTGCTGGAACACACATTGACTTTCATTCTGTTCGTCCTTACAATACTTACAAACACGACATACAGCAACTGTTGAAAAGAGGAACTGCATGAAAATAGAGTGCGTGCTATTTGATCTTGATGGAGTTCTTGTAGATGCCTGTGAGTGGCACTACAACGCACTAAACGAAGCGATGAATGAGATCGTTGGATTTCAAATATCCAGAGAAGATCACATCAACAAGTACAATGGACTACCTACAGCAGTCAAATTGAGTATGCTTGGAATTGAAACATCTACAGCATCGCGCATAGAAGCAGTAAAGCAAATGAAGACTTTGGAGATGATCGCTGAATATGGGAAAATCATGCCCGAGAAACAAGAATTGCATTCTTATCTTAAAAATCAAGGCATCAAGATAGCGTGTGTCACAAACTCCATTCACACAACAGCAATGGCTATGCTGCGTCAAACTGATCAGATTAAGTTCATGAATTTGATTGTCAGTAATGGTGATGTGCAGAAAAATAAACCACATCCAGATTGTTACAATTTTGCAGTAAAAACTCTTGGAGTCAATCCGTCCGCGTGTTTATGTGTGGAAGATTCTCCGAAGGGAATAGAGGCTGCACGTGCATCATGCGTTCCAAACTTATGGATAGTTTCTAATACTTCCGATGTGACTCTTGAAAACTACAAGAAGGTCGTAACATGAATATACTCATACCTATGGCTGGAGAGGGCAGTAGATTTGCAAAGGAAGGTTATACCTTTCCGAAACCGTTGATTGATGTGGATGGCAAGCCAATGATCCAACAGGTAGTAGAAAATCTCAAGTTTTCTGCTGATTTCATCTTCCTTGTTCGTAAAGAACATCTGCACAAGTACAAAGGTTTATCTGTTACCCTGCAAAACATCACGGGTGGACGAACTAATATCATTGAAGTTGATGGATTAACTGAGGGGGCTGCTTGTACTGCCCTTCTTGCAAAAGAACACATTAACACCGATGATGATCTGTTGATTGCCAATTCCGATCAAATAATCTATTACCGTGCAGAAAATTTTCTGACTATGAAAAATATGACAACAGCGGACGGAATTGTTTTTACATTTAATGCGGTTCATCCCAAGTGGTCTTTTGCCAAAATTGGCGAATCTGGATTTGTGACAGAGGTGGCTGAAAAGGTTCCAATTTCAAATGTTGCAACCTGCGGCATCTATTGGTATCGCAAAGGAAAAGACTTTGTTGATGCAGCAGAAAGCATGATTGTAAAAAATATTCGTGTGAATAACGAATTCTATATTGCACCAGTGTACAATGAAATGATTGGCAGAGGAAAAACTGTTATTCCGTTTTTCGTTCAGGAGATGCACGGTATTGGAACTCCAGAAGACTTGAATGCGTTTCTGTCAAAGAGAGAAAGATGAGCCATGAAAATCATATCTCACCGAGGAAACCTAAACGGTAGGATTACAGATAAGGAGAACAATCCTTCTTACATTCAAGAGGCAATAGATTATGGTTGCGAAGTTGAAGTTGATGTGTGGTACGTGAATGACAAGTTTTATTTGGGTCACGATGCACCTCAGTATTCGGTTAGTGAGTCTTGGCTAAACGACAGAAGAGATGTTCTGTGGTGCCATGCAAAAAACACTGCTGCCCTTCAACGCATGATTGAGATTGGGTTGCACTGCTTTTGGCACGAAACAGATAGATTCACCTTGACTAATAGAGGAATACCGTGGTGTTATCCAAAAAACCACATCCGTGGTGGGATTGTCGTTGTGTTTGATGTGAATGTGCAGTTGGTTTTGCCTGCGGACATACTTGGAGTGTGTACCGATGAACCAAACAGATGGAGAAAATCATGAGAGATCTGCTAATCGTGTCATCCCATTTCAATGAAGACTTGTCGTGGTTAGTCAACCAAGACAAGTACGACTACATGGTGTATTCCAAGAAACCGCAAGAGGCACTTGATCAAGGTGTCCACTACAGAAAATTAGAGTTCGTGCCCAATCGCGGTCAAGATCATTCGTCGTACTACAAGTTCATACTTGACAATTATGATATGCTTCCAGACTACATTGCTTTCTGTCACGGTCACAACCACTCATGGCACATGGACAAAACGATCATTGAAGCGATAGACTCATACGATGGTAGCGATTACTTTAATTTGAATAACTCGTATTTCAGGAACATATTCCATGATGATGGATGTGGTGACGAATCACACAAGAAACAGTGGGAAAACATCAAGTTCATATGCAAAAAGATAGAGTTGGACATACCAAAGTATCTTGAGCACAGTATGTGCTGTCAATTTGTCACCAAGCGGGAGTGCATTCTGAGACACCCTTGCTCTTTCTACAATACTTGCTACGCTTACATGATGGAGCAGGCAGACATGGATAACATAAGGGCATCCTTGGTATTTGAGCAACTTTGGTACTTCATACTTACGGGCAAATCAGTTGAGCCTGCACTAGTGGTTCCTAACATAATTGACGAGCGTGGTTGGAGGCGCGATGATCTCAGAGAAAAGTTTGGTGTGGCATGATTAGTGTCTATGGTGGTCGCGGGTTTGTAGGCACTCGCTACTGTGAGATGTTTCCTGATGCTTTTGTCATCCCAAGGGAAGAGAACGTTCCTGCTTCATCCGAGGTTCTGTATTTCATAAGCACAACTCACAACTACAATATCTTCACAGAACCACACAAGGACATTGACACCAACCTGAGCAAGTTGATAGCAGTCTTGGAGGAGTGCCGAAAGCGCGATCCCAATACCACATTCAATTTTGTCAGTTCTTGGTTTGTATATGGCATGAATTGCACGTTGAATACAAAGGAAACTGACCCCTGTGATCCTCGTGGCTTCTATTCCATAACAAAGAGAGCGGCAGAGCAGATGCTGATATGCTATTGTAACACTTTTGGAATGAAGTACAGGATACTCAGACTCACCAATATCATAGGCGAAAGCGATCCCAAAGTGTCTTCACAAAGAAACGCGTTGCAGTACATGATTAGTTTGCTGAAGAAAAACGAGCCTGTGAAACTGTACGACAATGGCTCAAACATCAGGGATTTCATGTACGTTAATGATGCTTGCCGCGCCATTCGGGTGTGCTTGGATAGCAGTCCAGTGAATGAAATAGTTAACATCAGCAACACCCAACCCACACCAATAGGATCAATCATACGGTACTGCAAGGAAAAGTTGGGTTCTCAGTCTGAACTTGTCTCAATTGATGCACCACACTTTCATAAAGTGGTGCAAGTAACTGATGTGTGCCTGAATACAGACAAACTCAAGTCATACGGATACGTTCCCTCCATACATACGATGCAGGCAGTGGACAGGCTATTGTGAACTAGTAGAGAATGAACCATGTACATTGAAACCAAGCAGAGAAGTTGGAGCAAATCTGTGATATGGAGGCTGATTGCAACAGCCAATAGTTTTGCCATTCTAACGGCAGCAATTACAGGTAGCCCCCTTTGGAATGCAATCTGCATGAATATCACAGGGCTGTTTGTGTACTACTTCTACGAGCGCATTTGGAACAGGATATCGTGGGGTAAAATTACAGTGAAAGACTCAAGTCAGAATGGAGAGATTCATGAATAAGGTGATGATCGTTGGTGGTGCTGGATACATCGGCACTCTTCTGTCTTCTGAACTGCATGACAGAGGCTATGATGTTTCAATTGTGGATCTTCTGTGGTTTGGAAACAATCTTCCAACTCACCTGAAGACAAAGGTAAGGCAGGCAGATGTGTTTGATCTAACACAGAAGGACTTGGAGGGGTTTCACTCCGTGGTGTTTATTGCTGGTCTGTCAAACGATCCGATGGCAGACTACTCGCCTTCAAAGAACTTCATTTCTAATTCAGCCAGTCCTGCGTACCTTGCGTACATTGCAAGAAAGGCTGGCGTTCGTCGCATGGTCTATGCGAGCAGTTGTTCCGTCTATGGATACGCTGTTGACGAGTTTTATGACGAAAACGGACCAACCACTGCCGTATATCCGTATGGAATATCAAAACTACAAGGGGAGCGATCTGTTGTTCAGATGGCTACGGACGATTTCTCCGTGATCGCTTTGAGAAAGGGTACTGTTTCTGGAGTCAGTCCACGAATGAGATTTGATTTGGTGGTTAACTCCATGTTCAAAAGCGCACTCACCACAAACACCATAACAATGAGCAACCCTTCAATATGGCGACCCATTCTCTCAATCAGGGATTGTGTTTCCGCTTACATGAGAGCAATTGAGTCTGACTGCTCTATATCTGGAGTATTCAACGTTGCATCAGAAAACTGCACAGTGGGAACTATAGCGGATGTTGTGAAGGCAACATTTGAGGAAGAGTTGGGAACCAAGCCAACCATCATAAACAACAACGTAAAGGATGTTAGAAATTACAAGGTGAACTGCGACAGGGCAGCAACTGTATTGGGATTCGTTCCAAAATACGGTCTTAGGAACATTGTTGTTGACTTGATCAGGAATCGTGATAAGTTTGGCGACATGAACAATCCCGCTTACTACAACATCAAGACATTCGTGAACATGGAGACATCAAGATGATACAGGTAAATGTTCAAAAGGTCACTGACGACCTTCACGCAGCCATAAAGACACGCCTCGCAATGAACAAGCGCGAGTGGATACCAGGAGAGAGTTGGGTTCAGTATGCTGGAAACTACTTCACGGAAGAGGAGTACATCGCGGCTATAGATTGCCTCCTTAACGGTTGGCTTGCTCTTGGCGAGAACGGAATACGGTTTGAGAACAAGTTCTGTGCCCATTTGGGAAAGGATCACGGATGTCTGTCAAACAGCGGTTCCAGTGCCAATCTGCTCATGGTCACAGCATTGAGTTCAAAGAGACTGTGGAACTTGCCAAAGGGATCCAAGATCATCACGCCTGTGGCTGGATTTCCTACAACCATAAATCCCATAGTTCAGAACGGGTATGAGCCTGTGTTTGTGGATATTGAACTGAACACCCTCAACCTTGATGTGAACCAATTGGAAGCCGCTGCAAAATCAGGCGCAAAAGCACTGATATTTGCCCATGTGTTGGGCAATCCGCCAAACATGGATGCAGTGATGGACATAGTTAATCGCTACAATCTCATACTTCTTGAGGACTGCTGCGATGCGTTGGGCAGCACTTACAAGGGAAAACTTCTAGGATCATTTGGTGAGATTGCTACTTGCTCATTCTATCCCGCTCATCATATCAGCATGGGGGAGGGTGGATTCGTTGCCACACGCACCAAGGATCAGGAAATGGTTGTAAAGAGCCTTCGTGAGTGGGGAAGAGGTTGCTATTGCTCTGGAAAGGCTGCTTCTTGCTTGAAGAATGGAATGTGCAAGAAGAGGTTCAGCAATTGGCTACCTTCTCTTCCAAACGAGATATTTGATCACAAGTTTGTGTACGAGGAGATAGGCTATAACCTAAAGCCTTTGGACTTGCAGGCTGCTATGGGAATTACTCAATTAGACAAGTTGAGTTGGATCATTGAGCGCAGAAAGCACAACTACGAGAGACTGTTTGACATTTTCTCAAAGTATGAGGACAAGTTCATCCTTCCAAGAGCAACAGAGGGAGCAGATCCGTCTTGGTTTGCCTTTCCAATGACGGTGAAAGAAGGAGCAGGTTTCAAGAGGAGCGATCTGACTGGTTACTTTGAGGAGAACAAGATTCAGACGCGCAACTACTTTGCAGGAAACATACTTCTACAGCCAGCATACAGCGGTTTCAGTTCTGTTGACCCTGTGAAGGCATTTCCGAATGCCACCACAGCAACAACCAACACTTTCTTTTTGGGCGCGAGTCCGGTCATCACTGATCAGCAAATTGACTACATAGAATGTGTTCTTTCGTCTTTCATGCAGGGAAAATAAGGAGATCGTGAAATGTCTACAGTATGCCTATCAATGATCGTGAAGAACGAAACTCATATCATCCATGAGTGCCTTAACTCCATCCACAACCACATTGACTATTGGGTGATAGTTGACACGGGATCCACTGACGGTACTCAGGATCTCATACGGAAATTCTTCGCGGAGAAGGGAATTCCTGGTGAACTCCATGAGCGTCCGTGGGTAAGTTTCGGTCACAACCGCAGCGAGGCACTTGCACTCTGTGACGGCAAGAGCGACTACGCGTGGATGATTGACGCAGACGACCAAATCATCGGAGACTTTCGCTATCCAAATGGCAAGAAGATGACTGCTGATGCCTACGCCCTGAAGTGTGGTCGCGACAATTGCATTTGGTGGCGCAACCAGATCTTCAAGACAGGCATTGGGTGGAAGTACATCGGCATTCTCCACGAGTACGCACACTGCGAAAAACAGCCGCTCATTCAGGAGAAACTGGACGGCAACTACTTCCTTGAGGCACGGACTCTTGGTCACAGGAATGTGAACGTCACTCCCATAGAGAAATACTCCAAGGACGCTATCGTGCTTGAGGAAGCCCTGAAAACCGAGCCAAACAACTCCCGCTACCAGTTCTACCTTGCGCAGTCGTACTTTGACTCGCAGCAGTGGGACAAGGCAATTGGGGCGTATTACAAGCGGGTGGAGATGGGTGGATGGGAAGAGGAGTGCTACTACTCCCTGTTCCGTGTGGCACTGTGCGAGATCTCCAAGAACTCTGATTGGACGATTGTGCAGCAGAAACTGCTGGACTCCTTTGACTACCGCCCGTGCCGCGCAGAACCACTCCATGCCATTGCGCGGTTCCTCCGCATGAACGGTCGTCCGCGTGCCGCGTATCTGTTTGCAAAGCACGCTGCAACCATTCCGTATCCCCACCAAGACATTCTGTTCATTGACAACAACGTCTACGAGTGGATGGTGCTGGACGAGTTGTGCTCCACTGCGTTCTATGCCCACGACTTCCAAACAGGCTATGCTGCGTGTGATGCGCTCCTAAAGAGCGGAAGACTCCCACAGGGCGAAGTGGAACGCGTGAACAAGAATTTCCAAGCATACAAGGAGCGATTGGCAGCGCAGGCACAGCAGGTTCCTGTGATCACTGCCCCCGCTATAAATAAGAGCATACGGACATTCAAGAAGCGGAGAGTGTAATGGCAAACAGAGGCAGAACAGGCAAGGGCAAGGGCGGATTCGGCAGCACCCGAACCAAGCGGTGGCGCAAGCACACCGAGCAGGTAAAGTATCTTAACCGCCGCCGCACACAAGATCCAACCTACAAGGCAGTGTAATGGCATCCGCATACTACGACATCAACGCGCAGCAGCACTCCACGTTTAATTTCCACGTGGAGTATTACGACAACAACGGCAATCCTATTGACCTTGTTGGCTACACTGCCCGTCTTCACGTGCGCCCCAACTACGACAGCAGCAAACTGTATCTGGCAATCACAACCAGTGGAGTGACCACAGGGGGATCCACAGGTGAGTTCACAGGTAGCGGCGGGGTAAGCGGTAGCGGTGGAATATCGGTGAACAAGGGCGAGACAGGAGCCGTTTTCACTGGCGGCATTCTTATCACTGCCGATGCCACAAGCATGGGCTACGTTCGCGCTGGTTCATGGAAGTATTCCATTGACATCACGAAGGGCGTGACCACCGAAGAGTTGATGGCAGGGCAATTCGTGGTGGCTCCCAAGACTACCCGATGAAAATTCTAATAAAGGAATTTTCGTGGTCCCTTAAACCAAAACAGGTTGAAGGCAAGATTGTGCCCAAGCGGGTGGAGTTTACAGTCAAGCCCAAACCTTCAGGGGTGATCTTACAGAAATACGTGATGTCTTCTGTGTGCAAGCAGGATGCACGATGCGGTGTGTCCATTCAAAAAATTTCAGACAACAAAATCCTGAAGCAAAACGATTGACATCCTCTTGTTCTGTGCTATCTTCTCCCGCAAGGAGATTTGATCATGACCCAACCACGAACACTTGGCGTTTACGCCATACCAGGCACAGGGGCTACGCTGCCCCGATTTGCCACAGACGGTTCCGCGTGCTTTGACATCTGCGCACGCTTCAGTGACGGCAAGTCCATAACTGCCTACGACAAGAACAACACGCAGAATTTCATCCCGCCAGTGGGAGAGAAGTTCTACTTCTTCGGGGGTATGCGTGCGCTCATACCCACAGGGCTGATCTTGGACATTCCCGAAGGCTACTCTGTCCGACTCCACGCTCGCAGCGGATTGGCTCTTAAGCAGGGCTTGGTGCTGACGAACTCCGAGGGCGTGATTGATTCCGACTACACGCAGGAACTGCTTGTGATGATGCACTGCCTGACAAACACAATAGTCACCATCAACAGCGGCGACCGCATCTGCCAAGGCGAACTTGTGCGCAATCAACCTACCCGTTTCATTTCCATTCCCACTCCACCCCAACCCAAAACCGACCGCGCTGGCGGCTTCGGCAGCACAGGAGTAAGCACATGACCCGTGATGATCTACTAAAGTATCACCTTGAACTCTGCACCGCAGCCCGTGACCTGATGAGCCTGAAGAACCGCGACTACGCAGGCAACGAGGGGCTTGAGCCGTTCGCGAACTTTACCCGTGTGGAGGCAATGGGCATCTGCAAGACAGAGCAGGGCTTCATGGTGCGCCTCACCGACAAGATGAGCCGCCTGTCGTCTTTTGTCCGCTCGGGCAAGATGCACATCAAGGACGAGTCGTTCAAGGACACGTGCGTGGATGTGATCAACTACATGGTGCTGCTTGCTGCTTACCTGAAGGACAAGGAAGAGCAGGGCAAGAGCAACGCATGAATCCAAACATCCCGCCCATAGAGTGCTACGTGCGGGGAGAATACCTCCGCAACCTTGAGGACGGGCACGGCACCACATTCCCGTGCTTGGTGTTCGGGTTCTCGTCCATTCCATCACGGGTTCCCCTGTTCCACTTCCTCATGGAAGACGGCGGAATATGGTGGCGTATGCCTCCATCTGCTTTCTGTTGGAAACCTGATGCACCACATATGGAATTGGATGAACTCGTCCTGTGGGACTGCTTCTCGTATCACGCCACAGTCACGGTGTTCTCTGTGCTGAAGGGCAAGCGGATGGAATACATCTCCCGCCGCAAGCGCAAATACGGTGGGGAGTATCTGTTCACACTGGATTGGATGGGTGGTGATCCCAATCTATTGGATACAGGTTTCTCGGAGGAGCCTGGACAGCACAAGTGCGGTCATGTTATAAAATTGGACAACGGCAATTTTGCAATTCAGCCAAATAATCGCGTTCTCCTCCATGACCCGTCGTTCACCGTAAAGAGTGGTGGGCTGGTGATACAACGCAAACTCAACTCTCATAAATGGAGCGTGGAGTCTTCACCCAAGTGGGTAACAGCGGACACTGATTATTACGATTACGATATTCGTGAAATCAAATAAAGATTTGGTCTTGACATGAACGCCCCATCTGCTACCCTTTGGTCATGATCCGACACCTTGGTTACGCTTGTCAGAACCTGTCCCTTGCGCAAACCCGCAAGCCCAAGGACAGGCTTTTCACAGACCGAACCCTGCGCATGGATCGGTTCTCGTTGGAGAGGGTAGGAGAACTCGGTGAGCGCAATGCTGCCGATCTCCTACCCATTCTCCAATGGAACGTCGCGAACGGCATACGGTTCTTCCGCATCGGCAGCGGGATGTTTCCGTTCATGGATCACCCTGACTTGGGGTATTCGGTTGGTGAACTGCGGACAGAACACGCCGATGCCATCCGCGCACACCTGAAGGGTGCAGGCGAATACGCAAAGGCACACGGGTTGCGCCTGTCGTGCCATCCGGGTCCGTATACGTGCATTGCGTCACCCAACACCGACACAGTGGACAAGAGCGTGAAGTGCTTGGAGATGCACTCGCTTATTGCCGACCTGTTGGGCTACGGCGACGAGTTTGCCATCAACATCCACATGGGTGGCGTATACGGTGAGAAGGAGCGGACAGCAGATCGCTTTGTCCGTAACTTCTTCAACCTTTCTGAACCTGTGCGCGGTCGGCTCACACTTGAGAACGACGACAAGGCTTCCATGTGGAGCATGACCGAACTGTATGAATCGGTTGCAGCGCATTGCCCTGTGAAACTGGTGTTGGACATTCACCACCACCGTTTCTGCAACCGCGAAACGCTGCGCGAAGCGGCAGAGATGGCATTCAGCACATGGGAGGGCTTCTGCGAGATTCCGAAGGTTCACTACTCGGAGTCCAAGCCTGGTCCGCGACCGCAAGCCCATTCAGACTACGTTAGAGGGGAGATACCTGTGCTGTCGGATACAGTGCAGTATGATGTCATGCTTGAAGCCAAGTGCAAGGACTTGGCACTTTTGGAATACAGAAAGGCGCATCTACCGTGTTTGGTGTAATTCTCTCTACCGTTATCGCGTTTGCTCCCCCGTCCTTTGACACCCGCCCCCTACTGAATGCAATGTATCAGGTTGAGTCAAGTGGCGGAAAGGTGTTGGTTGGTGATGGCGGCAAGGCAATCGGACCCTACCAGATTTGGGAAGCCTATTGGCGGGACGCTGTGCAGCACGATCCGTCCATTGGTGGCGTGTACGCGGACTGCATGGGCAAGGAGTATTCGGAGCGGGTGATTCGTGCGTATTGGTCGCGCTACGCCCCGAAGGGTGCGACTGCGGAGCAGTTGGCACGAATTCATAACGGCGGTCCCGCTGGTCATAAGCGTAGTTCTACTGTAAAGTATTGGAAGAAGATTATAAAGGAAATCAAATGAACAACAATAAAGTAAAAATTCGTCCATCAGATTTGTCTGTTGGTTTGGGATTGGTATATTCTAACAACATTGACTCTCCTGCTAGATTGGAAAACAAAAAGGAAGTAAAAGAAGGACATATGTTGGCTGTTAAACATCTTTCACTCCAATTGGTTTTTAAGTTTAAGGACATTTACCAAATTCCTGAACTTGGAAAAAGGGAGATGCTGATGGAGTGGTGGGCATATCCCGATAGTGAACTCATGTACGAATTCTTGCTCATTACGGATGAAAACGCACAACGTAAAATGCAAGCATTTATTTTTGATGAAGTAAAGGAAACTGTGGAGCAGCAATTGTTAGCAATAAAAAATGACTTGCGAGAATCTCTAAAAGGACTGAACCCAAATATAGAACCACGCATTGCATTTCTTGCTTTAGATAAATTGCAGAATATAGAATTTGATATTCAATATGCTGCTGAAAAACTCAATCAGAGTGCAGTTAGAAAGATTTTTCAATTTAGAAATCGGTATCCTAAAGACAGTGAACGTGCGTTCAATGTTGCAAAAGAATACTTGGACACTCTAGACGAAACAGATAGTGATAATTACTTTCCATAATAGAGATGATACTGTCATGACCACACACCGCATCATCACAGGCGACTGCATTACAGGCATGAACTCCCTACCCGAATGCAGCGTTCACACGTGCATCACATCTCCTCCGTATTTCGGCTTGCGAGCATACGGCGGCGGTGACGCAGAGATCGGGCAAGAGGAAACAGTTGACGGCTATGTGAACAAGATGACTGAAGTGTTCCGTGCGGTTCGGCGGATCCTGCGGGACGACGGAACAGTATGGCTCAATCTTGGTGACTCATACATGGCAGCGAAAAACGTTACGCCCCCACCACAAACCATTGGTGGTCAACGAGGAATGCCTTCCGATTTCGTGCCGCCCAACCGTAGGGATCAGCGCGGCTTGAAGGGCAAAGACCTTATCGGTATCCCGTGGCGCGTGGCACTTGCACTACAGGCAGACGGGTGGTATCTGCGGCAGGACATCATCTGGCACAAGCCCAACCCCATGCCTGAAAGCGTAGAGGACCGCTGCACACGGGCACACGAATACATCTTCCTGCTGTCCAAGAAGCCCCGCTACTACTATGACCATGAGGCTGTCAAGGAGACAACAGTAGATGCCACCGAGCGTAAGAATAAGCGTTCGGTGTGGACGGTGAACACGCGTGGCTACAAGGGCGCGCACTTTGCGGTGTATCCTGAAGACCTCATCACGCCGTGCGTGCTTGCAGGGTGTCCTGTGGGCGGCACGGTGTTTGATCCGTTCACAGGAAGCGGCACAACTGCTGTGGTTGCGCTGAAGCACGGGCGCAACTACATCGGTACCGAACTCAATCCTGAATATGTAAAGATTGCGGAGGATCGTATACGAGAATCCCTGCCGTCCACGCTTGATGAAATTCTAAAAGGATAGACTAACAGGTGCTGCCAGGACTTGAAACAACACCCCTCATAGAGACAGCGGAAGGATGAAGCGAGATTGATATCCGAACAACTGAAAACCTTTCTGTTGGACAGGGCATTGGGAAATCCTTCATTGGCTCTTGATCCTGTATCGGAAGAACTGTTCAAGATGTACATCTCCGATCCCAACTCGTCCACAATCAGAGAGGCAATCAGCGTATTGATTGCTGGATACGATCCCCTTTACGGAAAGCACGGCAGGGATGCGATTGATCCTGTCAACGGCAAGAGCAAGGAAGCCAAGCCAAAGTCATATACGGGCAAGCCCACGAACGGCAGCGGGTGCTTCAACGACTACACCCGATCCCGATTGGAAAAGGACATCGCAGACGGGTTAGACTTGGTGCATTCTTTTTTCATTGGGGAGAGGGTGGCGTATGTGGTTGAATTTAACATATCCGCAGTAAGCCCGAAATTGGAAAAGCAAATAGTCCTCAACTGCGAGCAGAGAGGGTTTCAATATGTGCGCAGTGCGTCGTGGACATATTTGGATTGGATTCATCACCCATCAATGCGCATTCATTATATTGATTGGAAAGTGATTGACTCTACCCCTCGGTGCATCAATCGTAATATGTACAAATCTTTTATGGGAAGACGCATGATGGAGTTGACCGGTGATAGGTAGTTGTAGTAGAATGGAACACAATGGACTTCTACACACACGTTGACATTCGCGGCAACTCCATCCTGTATCGTGGATGGCGGAACGGGCAGCGTGTCCACCAACGCGTTCCGTTCTCGCCCACCCTCTACATTCCTGGGAATGTGGACAGCGGAGACACAGGGTTGCGCACCATTCACGGGCATCCAGTGGAGTCCATAGAGTTTGGTGACATCAACGAAGCACGGGAGTTTGTGGACCAATTCAAGGATGTGAGCAACTACGCGGTGTTCGGAAACACCAACTACGTGTACCAGTATCTGTACAAGGAGTTTCCGCATGAGGTGGACTACGACTTCTCCCGCCTGAAGGTTGCCACCATTGACATTGAGACTTCCTGCGAGGGTGGTTTCCCGTCCATAGAGTCGCCCGACGAGAAGATCATTGCCATCACCGTGATGATGGACGGCAAGACCTATGTGTTTGGCTTGGGGGAGTTCACGCTTGAGGGTGATGGTGTAATAGCGGTGTCGTATGATGACGAGCGGGAACTGCTGTCCGCGTTCGTTGACACGTGGAAGCACCTTGATCCCGACATCGTGACGGGATGGAACGTGCGATTTTTTGACATTCCGTATATGGTTGCGCGAATGGAGCGGTTGGAGGAGGGGTGGAGTTCCTCCCTGTCGCCGTGGGGTCGCTTGCGGCAGAGCGTCGTGAACCGCATGGGTCGGGATCAGACGGTGCATACCATCAGCGGATTGGCAGTGCTTGACTACCTTGAACTGTATCAGAAGTTCACCTACGTAAAGCAGGAGTCGTATTCCCTCAACCATATTTCCAAGGTGGAGTTGGGCGAGGAGAAACTGTCGTATGCGGAATACGAAACCATTCAGGAGTTCTACACGCAGGACTTTCAGAAGTTCGTGGAATACAACGTTCAGGACGTTGCCCTTGTGCAGAAGTTGGAGAGCAAACTCAAACTGATGGAATTGGCAGCAGCACTTGCGTATTCCGCACGGGTGAACTTTGAGGATGTGTTTTCTCAGGTGCGGACATGGGATGCCATCATTCATCACCACCTGTTGAGCAAGGGGATCGTGATTCCCCGCAAGGAGGAAGCGGAGAAGGAAGACCAATACGCAGGCGCGTTCGTGAAGGAGCCGCTGGTGGGCAAGCACGATTGGGTAGTGTCGTTTGACCTCAACTCGCTGTATCCGCACCTCATCATGCAATACAACATCTCCCCTGACACGAAGGGAAACTTTACACGTGGAAGCCTCACACCCGATGCGGTGCTGCGGGGTGATCCGTCTGTGGAGCGGTTGGTGGAGGCAGCACGGGAAACTGATTCGTGCCTTGCCGCAAACGGTGTGGGCTTCACGCGACGGGTGCGGGGCTTCCTCCCTGAACTGATGGACTCCATGTATGCAGAGCGCAAGCGGTTCAAGGAATTGATGATTGACGCGCAGCGGCGGTTGGAAGGCTTGGACAAGAGCGCACCCCTCCACGAACGGCGCAAGATTGAATACGAGATTTCCAAATACAAGAACTTCCAACTGGTCCGCAAGATTCAGTTGAACTCCGCTTACGGCGCAATCGGCAACGAGTATTTCCGATTCTTTGACGTTGATCTTGCGGAAGCCATTACCCTGTCGGGGCAGTTGAGCATCCAATGGATAGGCGAATCCCTCAACCGCTTCCTGAACAAGATATTGGGAAGCAGCGGCGAGGACTATGTGATCGCATCAGACACCGACTCCGTGTATCTCCGCTTGGGTGGTGTGGCAGCGCGGTGCAAGTCCCCCGACAAGGGCAAGATCGTTGATTTCCTTGACGGGTTCTGCAACGAGGTGCTGCAACCGTTCATCAACAAGGAGTTTGAACGCTTGGCACAGATCCTAAACGCATACGAGAACCGCATGGTGATGGGTCGCGAAGTGATTGCGGAGAAGGGCGTGTGGACTGCGAAGAAGCGGTATATGCTTGCGGTATGGGATTCCGAAGGTGTCCGCTACAAGTCTCCAAAGTTCAAGATCATGGGCATTGAGACTGCCCGCTCGTCCACTCCTGCGTATGTGCGCAAGGCACTGAAGGCAGCGGTGGAGACTGCGCTGCTCCGCGACGAGTCCGCGCTCCACGACTTGGTGAAGGCAACAGAGAGCGAGTTCAAGAAGTTGCCTGTGGAAGAGGTTGCGTTCCCAAGATCCGTTTCCAAGATGGGCGACTACGCAAACGAGGGATCGGTGTACCGCAAGTCAACACCCATCGCGGTGAAGAGTGCGCTACTGCACAATCATCTCCTGAAGACGCACAAGTTGACGCGCAAGTACCGTGCGATTGGCGAGGGCGAGAAGATGAAGTTCGTGTACCTTAAGATTCCCAATCCCATTCACGAATCAGTGATCGGATTCACCACAACGCTTCCAAAGGAGTTCGGCATTCACAAATACGTGGATTACGATATGCAGTTTGACAAGGCATTTCTTGAACCGCTGCGCTCCATCACAACCGCAATCGGTTGGACACCACAACCCCAAAGCACACTTGAATCGCTATTTGGATAGTCCAAAACGCCGTATGTGCGACTACATACACAGTAACCCCCTACAGAAAGGTTTGTCATGTCAACAAAGATCGTGAAAGTTCAGACTGGTGAAGAGTTGATCGCAATGGTAACGGAGAACTTTGAGGGCGACCGCATTGCCTCATATACCCTCAAGAATCCGTGCATGGTTGTGCCTGTGCCGCAGAAGGGTGGCGGTGCAAGCATTGCAGTAGTGCCGTGGATGGCATCGGTGAAGGATCAGAGCGTCACTGTGCCAGCGTCGTATGTGATGTTCACTGCAAATGCAGCAACCGATCTTGCAAATGAGTTCAATTCTGCATTCAGCGGAATTGTTGTGCCGCCAGCAGGACTGAAACTCACCACCGAGTGATGTCAAAAATCAATAGCCAATATCTGAAAGGTCTTCTTCAAGAAAAGAAAGACCTGCTCCGCGATGAAATGCGGATGATGATCCTTGACAAAGGCTCATCGTTGGCTATGATTCGTGAGCGTGAGAGTGAGATGGTTCTGATTGACGAGCAGATTAAAGCATTGGAGAAACATTATGAAACTGAAAGACATTTTGAAGGTAGCAGGCAACAAGTACGGAGCAATCGCATCGGAGGGGCTTGACGGCAGCGACGTAAAGTCATTCATCTCCACAGGATCGTATTCGTTCAATGCGCTCCTCAGCGGCTCCATCTACGGCGGGATTCCCGACAACAAGATCATTGCGCTTGCAGGTGAGCAAGCCACAGGCAAGACCTACTTTGCCCTGAACGTGGTGCGAGAGTTCCTCAACTCCAGTCCACAGGCAATGGTGCTGTACTTTGACACTGAGCAGGCAATCACCCTTGATATGCTTCAGTCTCGTGGAGTGGACACGGAGCGGGTAGCCGTGCTGCCTGTTGCAACCATTGAGGACTTCCGCCAGCAGTGCATTTCCGTGGTGGACAAGTATTTGGAGGAGGACAAGGACACGCGACCACCCATGATGATCGTGCTTGACTCCCTTGGAATGCTTTCCACCGAGAAGGAAATATCGGATACCGCAGAGGGCAAGAACGTGCGCGATATGACCCGTGCGCAGGTTGCGAAGGCAGTGTTCCGTGTCCTCACCATCAAGTTGGGACACGCTCGCATCCCTCTCCTCATGACGAACCACACTTACGATGTGATTGGCGCGTATGTGCCCACGAAGGAGATGGGCGGCGGTAGTGGTTTGAAGTATGCCGCATCCACCATCATCTACCTGTCCAAGAAGAAGGACAAGGTGGACGGTGAGGTGGTGGGCAACATCATTCACTGCAAGACCTACAAGAGCCGACTCACGAAGCAGGACAAGATGGTGGATGTGCAGTTGAACTTTGAGAGCGGGCTGAACAAGTTCTACGGGCTGACGGAGATTGCCCTGAAGCACGGCATCTTCAAGAAGGTGTCCACGAAGATTGAATTGCCCAACGGCAAGACGGTGTTTGAGACACAGATCAACCGTGATCCTGAGAAGTATTTCACGGAGGATGTGCTGAAGGCAATTGACGCAGCAGCGCGGAAGGAGTTCTGCTACGGTTCAGAGGAGAAGGAGGAGGCAGACGCGAACAACGACGAATTCAGGAGGACCGATGGAGAGTCCTGAAGCGTACGAGAATCGCAGTCTGCGCCGTAAGGTTGTGGAACTGATTGCCGAGCGTGATGCCGCACGAAAGGAGTTGTGCGAGCATCATTTCGGCGGCGAGCCAAGGCTTGAGGATTTGGAACGAGTTGCCCAATCCCGTGGTTGGGGATACCTTTACGCACTTGATCGGCTGTCGCGTCTTGATGAGGAGTTGGGTCTAAAGTGAGTCAGATTGACAAGACAATCATTGGTGGTCTGCTTGGAGACTCCGACTACTGCAAGCGGGTGATTCCGTTCTTGCAGGAGGAGTATTTCCATGATCGGGTTGATCGTGCGCTGTTCCGTGCGATCAAGGGTTTCGTGGACGAATACAAGGGCATCCCCACAAAGGAAGCACTTGCAATCTCGCTGGAGAGCAACAGCAACCTCACCGAAGACGAGTTCAAGCGGTGCAAGGATCTGCTGACGGAGGCAGCGCGGAGTCCCAAGCAGGACACCCAATGGCTTGTTGACACCACAGAGAAGTTCTGCAAAGACAAGGCAATCTACAATGCCATTCTTCAATCCATTCAAATCATTGATGGAAAGGACAAGGTTCATACCCCTCATGCTCTTCCCGAAATTCTCTCACAGGCTCTTGCGGTTTCTTTTGATACTAACGTTGGTCATGATTATTTGGAGGATTATGACAGCCGCTACGAGTTCTACCACCGAGTTGAAAGAAAGATCCCGTTTGATCTAGAGATGTTCAACGTGGTGACAAAGGGCGGCATCACACCCAAGACCCTCAACATCATCATGGCAGGCACGGGTGTGGGCAAGTCCCTGTTCATGTGCCATCACGCGGCAGCGTGCCTCATGCAGAACAAGAATGTCCTGTACATTACCCTTGAGATGTCAGAGGAGCGTATCGCAGAGCGTATTGACGCAAACATCATGGACATCACGATGGACGACTTGGCACTGCTGTCGCGTGAAATGTACGAGTCCCGCCTGAAGTCCTGCACCCGTGGCGTAAGCGGCAAACTGATCGTGAAGGAGTATCCCACATCCGCAGCGAACGTGGGGCATTTCCGAATCCTGTTGGACGAGTTGCGGATGAAGAAGCAGTTCACGCCTGACATCATCTTCGTGGACTACATCAACATCTGCTCCTCTGCGCGGTTCAAGAGCGGCAACAACATCAACTCCTACGGCTACGTGAAAGCCATTGCAGAGGAGTTGCGCGGCTTGGCAATGGAGCGGGACGTTCCCATCGTGAGCGCAACGCAGGTGAATCGTGCAGGCTTCTCGTCCACCGATGTTGACCTCACAGACACAAGCGAATCCTTCGGATTGCCGCACACCGCAGACCTGATGATTGCTCTCATCACCACAGAGGAATTGGAGAAGAGCGGGCAGATCATGGTGAAGCAGTTGAAGAACCGCTACAACAGCAAGGGCGCGAACAAGAAGTTCATCGTGGGGCTGAACTACGCCAAGATGAAGTTCTACGATATTGACTTGGGGCAGTCCAAGACTCTCACAGACTCAAATATTACGGAGGACGAGGAGAACTCCTTTGGCGCAGGCTACGGCAAGCGTGACTTCAAGAGCAAGTTCGGCAAGCGCGACACTTCGGACTGGACCATATGAGTGCGTTCATTGACAAGAAATACATCAACATGGCATCGCCCCAATTGGAGCGATTCAAGTGGAAGAGCATTGATTTGGCAAATTGCCGCTGTCCCCTTTGCGGAGACTCGCAGAAGAACAAGCGAAAGGCACGTGGCTTCTTTTTCCCCAAGAAGAACGACTACTTCTACAAGTGCCACAACTGTGGCGTGGGGCATTCCCTCTACCGCTTCCTGGAACACGTGGCTCCTGCCCTTGCCCACGAATACGCACTGGAGCGGTGGCGCAACGGGGAGAATGGGAAGAGCAACTACATCAAGCCCCAAGAGACTGCCATCATTCCCAAGGCAGAGATTCGCCTGCCCCGTGTGGACGCGCTGCCAACGGATCACATCGGACGGCGGTATTTGGAGTCGCGTAAAGTGCCGTGCCTTGACCGCTTCTATTTTTCAGATTCGTTTGGCGATTGGGTTCGCAGCATTGACCCTACATACACATCCATACCGAATGACGAGCGTATCGTCATCCCCTTCGTAAACAAAAGGGGAGAACTCCTCGCTGCACAGGGAAGATGCCTCAGCGGTTCTCCAGGATCCATCCGATACATCACCGTAAAGTTTGCAAAGGACGGCAGGGCAATCTACGGTGAGGATCGCGTGGACTACTCCAAGAGGGTCTATGCAGTTGAAGGTCCGATTGATTCTGTATTTTTGGATAATGCAGTTGCTC